AAGAAGGAAGGATTAGTGCCTGTATTAGGCAAACGAAAAACAGATTGGCAAATGGATCATATTATTCCATTCAAACAAGGATTTGAATTAGGAATAGATCCTGCGATAATTGGTAGTAGAAAGAATTTAAGATTTATATTAGGTGAAGAAAATAGAAGTAAGTGGGATAAGTTTCAATCGGAAGATATAGTTAAATCTATAATAGGAGAATAACATGGCATATTCAGCAGCCGTTTTGGACCATTATGAAAATCCAAGAAATGTGGGATCTTTAGACAAGGAGAATGCGCAAGTTGGGACCGGAATCGTCGGTGCCCCAGCTTGCGGATGACAGGTGACGTCATGAAGTTACAAATTCAAGTCGAAGATGGTATTATAATCGATGCAAAGTTTAAAACATACGGATGTGGGTCAGCAATTGCTAGTTCTAGCCTAGTAACAGAATTGCTTAAAGGTATGACTATAGATGAAGCATTTACAATTAAAAATTCAGCAATAGCAGAAGAACTAGCCTTACCGCCAGTTAAAATACATTGTAGTGTCTTAGCAGAAGACGCAATTAAAGCCGCAATAAACGATTACAGGAGTAAGCAATAGTGGAAGAAATTGAAAGCCCATGTATTGGAGTTTGTCATTTAGACAATGATGTATGCCGTGGTTGTGGTAGAACAACTGACGAAGTAGTTGAATGGTATAATTACACAAACGAACAAAAGCAAGCAGTACTAGACAGGATATTCAATGATTAGTCTGACAGAATTAGCCGCAGAAAAAATTAAGAAAAGCATCTCTGCTCGAGGAGCAAATACGCTAGGTATTAAAATTGGCGTTAAAACTGCTGGGTGTAGTGGTATGAGCTATGTACTTGAATTTGTTGATCGACTTACAGCAGATAGTATCGAATATAAATGTCACGATGTTAGTATTTTTACTACGCCAAAAGACCTAGTCTATGTAGACGGATTGAAAATGGATTGGCGTCGTGAAGGACTTAACGAAGGTTTTGAATTTATTAATCCAAATGCCACTGGCGAATGTGGATGTGGGGAGAGTTTTACAGTATGAAATTTCCAGTAATTGAAATAGTAGATCGTTACACTATTGCCGTAGTTAAACATATAAAAACCAATGGCGCTAATCAAGAAGAACTTGATTTTTATGTAGAACAAATGAAAGAAGTTCAGTTAGATCTACAACATCAGTTAGTGCTTGAGTTAATTGATCATCATGCTTATGTTTGGTCATTAGAGGATGATTTTAAGAAGGGTAGAATTGATGGATTACCTTTAGAAGAAATAGGTCGCCGCGCAATACATATTCGTGATATTATGAAACAACGTGTAATTTTAAAGAATGCACTGGCAGAACTAGTAAACGATCCAGTTAGAGAAATTAAACAAGATCATAGTAGCGAATAGTTTGACCTTTGCTTTTTAATCCTATATAATAATAGTATGCTTATACAAAAATATGATTATACACCCATCAATCGCCAGAGCGTGGATGGAAAACGACTTTACAGTTTGCCAGATGGTAGTAAAGTTCCTTCAGTAACAACAATCCTTGACAAGACAAAACCTCCCGAAGCTAAACTAGCTTTAGAAAACTGGCGCAAGTCGGTTGGTGAGAAAAAAGCACAGGAAATTACCACAGAAGCTGCTAACCGCGGAACCCGCATGCACAAATGGTTAGAAGATTATGTACAGAATAATCGTAACATGGGCGAGCCTGGAACCAATCCCTACAGTATACAAAGCCACAAGATGGCGCAGACAATTGTGGAGCAAGGCTTAGTACATGTAGACGAAGTTTGGGGCATCGAAGTTCCATTATATGTTAGTGGATTGTATGCTGGTACAACTGACGCTTGTGGTGTACACAAAGGTAAACCGGCCATTTTAGACTACAAACAGACCAATAAACCTAAGAAAACCGAGTGGGTTCAGGACTATTTTCTTCAGTTATGCGCTTATGGACTAGCACATAACGAAACTCACGGAACTGATATACGTCAAGGCGTTATACTAATGTGTAGCCAAGATTTTCAATATCAAACGTGGACAGTTGAAGGCGCAGAATGGGATATGTGGACTGAACGTTGGTTGAAAAGGGTAGAGCAGTATTATAATCTCAGCTAAATATAAAATATAGACAGGACGATAATATGGCTGTAACTCAAATTTCTAAAATACAAATCCGCAGAGGGCTACAAGAAAATCTGCCACAACTTTCATCAGCTGAAATGGGCTGGTCAGTCGATGAACAACGATTGTTTATTGGTAATGGTACATTGTCTGAAGGTGCTCCGTTTACCGGTGTAACTGAAATTCTTACAACACAAAGTATATATAGTGAGTTAGCACTTATTGAGTCGTTGGAAGGCAATGTTGCTAACATGACAGCTAATATTACTTCTATACAGTCTAATGTTGCTAGCTTACAAGCAAATGCTGCGTTAAATACATTCACATTAACCGACAACACAACTAACGGGAATATAGTCATTTCCACAAGTCCGTCGTTATTAGATTATACTATAACTCGCGGTGCCGATGTTAGACTTGGCATCATAAAAGGAACGTATATTAACGGAGTAGCTCTACTCGAAGATGACTATGTTGAATCGGCTGATATTGGTGTAACATTTGGATTCACAGGCAATATGTTTCAATATACTACTACAAGTACCGGCGATGATGCTACCTTTGCTTATTATGCGAAAAGATTTGTATAATCTATAGTGTAAGGTCTTGCTAAAAATTGAAATATTATGTACACTGTATAGTATAAGTAAATACAACACAACAATCAACAATACAAATTTAGAGCAGTACTAAATTACGAGGTTATCAAATTGAGTATCATTCAAGTAATAAAACGTAGCGGTAGCCGCGCCCCGTTAGCAGTAGATAAATGGCAAGCCCAGATTACAAAAGTATGTGCTGGAATCGCAGACGTAAGTCAATCAATGATTGAAATCAAAGCACAGCCACACTTTTATGATGGCATTAGCACACGTGAAATTGACGAAATTACACTTCGTGCTATTGTTGATCTTATTGACATCGAACACAATCCAGATATAGGGCACACAAACTATCAATACGTAGCAGGTAAGCAACGTCTAAGTATGTTGCGCAAAGACGTCTACGGTGATTATGAAGTTCCTCGTCTATACGAAATTGTTAAAAAGAATGTAGCAACGGGCTTATACACTAATGAACTACTTGAGTGGTATAGTGAAGAAGAATGGGACAAAATGGATTCGTTTGTTGATCATACCAAAGACGAAACATATTCATATGCGGCCATTGAACAGCTAATTGAAAAATATCTAGTACGCAATCGTGCTACTAAACAGATTTACGAAACTCCGCAGATACGTTATATAGTCGCGGCAGCAACAGTATTCCATAAAGAAGAACCTGGTAGCGCACGTATGCGTTTTATCAAAGAATACTATAATTGCGCCAGTGACAGTTTGTTTACACTAGCAACGCCTGTTCTCGCCGGCCTAGGCACACCGACTAAACAATTTAGTTCATGTGTATTAATCAAAGCAGACGATGACTTAGATAGTATCTTTGCATCTGGTGAGATGATGGCCAAGTATGCTAGTAAACGTGCTGGTATTGGTTTAGAAATTGGTCGACTACGTAGTTTAGGTTCACCTATCCGTGGTGGCGAAATACAACATACGGGTATGATTCCGTTCTTGAAGAAATGGTTCGGTGATTTGCGTTCATGTAGTCAAGGCGGTATACGTAATGCTAGTGCTACTGTATTCTATCCAATTTGGCATCACCAGTTTGATGATTTAATTGTATTGAAAAACAATCAAGGTACAGAAGAAACTAGAGTTAGACACATGGACTACGGTGTTGTACTAAGTGCTTTCTTTTGGAGACGATTTAAAAATAAAGAGAACATTACATTCTTTGACCCCAATGAAGTGCCGGACTTATACGAAGCTTTTTACACTAATACAGAGTTGTTTGAAGAATTGTATGTTAAGTACGAAAAACAAAAGAACTTACGTAAGAAAACAATGTCAGCTGAAGAAGTATTTAAAGGCGGCATTTTAAAAGAACGTACAGATACAGGTCGTATCTATCTAGTGTTTATCGATAACGTTATGAAGCAAGGACCATTTGATCCAGAATATCATACCATCTATCAAAGTAATCTGTGTTGCGAGATTTTACTACCCACTAAGCCATTCAAACGCTTAGATGATCCAACTGGTCGCATTGCCCTGTGTACACTTGGTAGTATAAATTGGGGTGCTTTCCGCAATCCAGAAGACATGCGTCGTGCCTGTCGTATTCTGCAACGTAGCTTATGTAACATCTTAGATTATCAAGATTTTTTAAGCATACAAAGTCAATTGTCTAATGATGAACTACAACCATTGGGCATCGGTATTACTAACCTAGCCTATTGGCATGCAAAACGTAGTCTACGCTACGGCGAAGCAGATGCTCTACAAGAAGTCAAAAGTTGGATGGAACATCAAGCATTCTATCTAACAGAAGCCACAGTTGAGCTAGCAAAAGAACGCGGTTCTTGTAAAGACAGTGCGCACACACGCTACGGCAAGGGCATATTTCCATGGGAATTACGTGCCAAGGGCGTTAATGAGTTAACGGACTTTACTCCTACTCGCGAACTTGATTGGGAACAGTTGCGCAGTGATATGAGATCATATGGTGTGCGTAATGCTACCTTAATGGCTATTGCTCCGGTTGAAAGTTCTAGTGTTGTTATTAACTCAACTAACGGTATTGAAATGCCAATGAGTTTGATTTCAGTTAAAGAATCTAAAGCAGGTAGCTTTACACAGGTTGTTCCGGAATATCACAAGTTAAAGAATAAGTATCAACTTATGTGGGAACAAAAAGATTGCGACGGCTATTTAAAAACTGCGGCAGTATTAGCGGCCTATGTAGACCAAAGTATTAGTACTAATACATTCTACAATCCAGCCCACTTTGCAGATCGTAAAGTTCCAACTACACTGATTGCTAAAAACTTAATGCAAGCACAGCTATGGGGATTGAAAACATTCTACTATAGTCTGATTAACAAACAAGGTAGTAAGATGGTAGCAGAAGACTTACCACCACAAACAAAACAAGTTGAAGAATATATTGAAGAGGACTGTGAGGGCTGTAAACTGTGAGTACAATGAATTTAGATTTTTTAAAAGAACTTGATTGGTATACTCACGACGGAATTAATCTACCGATGATTAATGACATTGTTAGAAATCAATTTTACGATAAAAGTTTAGCTAATAGTGTTGCTAATTGCAATTGTGTTGACATAGGATTCGGAACAGGCTTATTAAGTATGCTAGCATTAAAGCATGGTGCAAAGCATATAACAGCATTTGAATCACATGATAATAGATATCGATTAGGGAAACTTATTATAGAAAAATTAAATCTCAAAGACCGTATTACTTTAATAAACCAACGATATAACAGTAAAATGTTTGATGAACTCTCAAATATTGACATAATGTTTACAGAAACAATGGATCTAAATCTTTGGGGCGAGGGGTTGTTTTCTAATTTACCTAGAAAAAAAGGAATTAATTTTCTCCCAAACAATATTTCTGTAAAAATCTATGCGTGCATAGTATCTGACCGGTATGCAAAAACAATTCAGTTTGCAAAGAATGATATTTCTGGGTTTGACCCAGGCGTTGATGTTGATTCAAACTTTGTAAATTTAATAAACGAATTGGGATTTCCAACACATATACCCTTAGAATCAACACTTAGTCACGGAATGATTTCTTTTAACTGCCATAAAGAAAGCCAATGGGGATATGGATCACAATTAACACTTTTATCTGTTGATAGTAATGTAGTAGCAGAATATTCAGTAAATACTAAAAGTGTATCAATTATGCGGCATGATGCTACTGGTACTAGCACTAACGACATAGATTTTAATGTTAAAACACAAGAACTGATAATTGATACAAAAGAATGGGCCGATCAAAATGTTTTGCTAGTTCCTAGAGTGCAGTTAAATCATAACAATAGTTCATTAATGTTGGATGATGGGTGTTGGGGAGGCATAGACCCAGTAATTTTAGTAAAACCACAACATAGTGTTACATTTTTGCACAGTTTACTTACTGGAAATAATAAATTTAACTATAATAATTAGAGAATACTTATGAGCAAACAACAATACAACCTAAGCACTAAAACTAACTACCTACAACGTAAGATGTTTTTGGATCCGGCAGGTCCAGTAACAGTACAACGTTTTGAAGAAGTTAAGTATAATAAAATTGCAGACTTTGAAGCTACTGCTAGAGGTTTCTTTTGGCAACCAGAAGAAGTTAGCCTAAGCAAAGATGCCAACGATTTTAAAGATGCTAGCGATAGCGTTAAACATATCTTTACCAGTAACTTGTTACGCCAAACCGCCTTAGACAGCTTACAAGGTCGTGCGCCCAATCAAGTATTTGGTCCTGTAGTGAGTATTCCAGAACTAGAAGCATTGATCAGTAACTGGAGTTTCTTTGAAACTAACATCCACAGTAAGAGTTACAGTCACATCATTCGTAACATTTACAACGTGCCAAAAGATGTGTTTAATACTATCCACGATACTGAAGAGATTGTATCTATGGCAAGTACCATTGGCAACTACTATGATAAATTACATGTAATTAATTGTCGTAAAGAGATGGGCGAAAAGGTTAGTGAAACAGAACACATCAAAGCCATATGGTTAGCTCTACACGCTAGTTACGGCTTAGAAGCATTCCGCTTTATGGTATCATTTGCTACAAGTCTGGCAATGGTGGAAAATCGTATCTTTATGGGTAATGGTAACATTATTCAATTGATCTTACAAGACGAGTTGTTACACAAAGAATGGACAGCTTTCTTAATTAATCAAGTGATTAAAGAAGATCCACGCTTTGCCGCAATCAAAGCAGAGTGTGAAGCTGAAGTATATCAAATGTACTTGGACGTTATCCGCGAAGAGAAGGCATGGGCCGATTATTTGTTCAAAATGGGTCCAGTTATTGGCTTAAATGCTAATATTTTGAAGGATTTTGTTGATTATACAGCCGTAGATGCACTAAAACAAATTGGCATACGCTACAACCAACCTGCGCCTAAATCAACTCCAATTCCGTGGTTTAATAAACATACTGATACAAGTAAAAAACAAACAGCCTTACAAGAGTCAGAGTCAACTAACTACGTAATTGGCGTAATGAGTGATGAGATGAACTACGACGATTTACCAACACTATAATAATAAAAGGAGCCAATATGTTAACTGTGTATTCAAAAGATTCCTGCCCATTCTGCGAGCAGGCAAAGAATCTATTAACAATGAAAAAAATAGCATTTGAAGTAATTAAGATTGACGAAGATTTAGATGCACGTGAATTTATTATGAATGAAGGGCACCGCACAGTACCACAAATTTATCAAGATGGTAAATTATTTGTAGCAGGTGGCTTCCAGGGTTTACAAAAATTAACCAACGAACAATTAAATGAAATGACTTCGCTATCTATTAATAATTAGGGACAACGATGTTAAAAAAATTAATTCAGTTATTGAATATAAATAAATTTAGAATTTTTTTAAGTATAATCTACCTAATTAGTTTCTATGCGATCTATCGATTATTTGTTGATGTTAGCGCATGGTGGTTGCTGGCGGCACTTGTTTGGAGTAAAATTATTCAATTGATAGGGCATAGTATCGGTATGCATCGTTACTTTAGTCATAAAAGTTTTAATACAACACTAGCCGGCGAAAAACTAATGGCATGGACTAGCTTCTTATTAGGAGTAGGTAGCCCAATCCAATATGCTCGAAATCACAGACAGCATCATAAAGTATCAGATCAACCTAGTGATTGGGCAAGTCCAAAAAATGATGGTAAATTATACACAGCATTAGGTATATGGGAATTTAATAGTTTAAGTTGGTTTATGTCACGCGGCGGCATGACACCACGAGATTTAATAATCCATCCAACATATAAATTTATTCATGATTATTATTATATGATGTGGGCAGGGCTAGCATTAGTGGCAACATTAATAGATTGGCATATTACACTTTACTTACTAGCATTGCCAAGTTTAATCTATCACTTTGAACTTAATATGTTTGTTAATTGTTCCGGTCATAGTTGGGGTTATAGAAACTTTGACACCACGGATGAAAGTAAAAATAGCAAATTAGTCCAATACTGGACCTTGGGAGAAGGATTACATAATAATCATCATGCTCACGCACAGTTATATAATTTTGCTGTTAAGAAAGGTGAAAGTGATATCAGTGCTTGGTTTATTGATAAATTCTTAGCTATAGATGGCCCACAGACACAAGCAGGAAGGATGCGAATTGATTGATAAAAAAAAGCCGCTGGTACTAATCGGCCATAGATCAGGATTAGATACAATCCTTGAAATCATTGAAGAATTAGAACTTAATTTTATTGGTATATACGACAAATACTTCTACGGAAATACTGATAGTATACACGGAATTCCTTTTATAGGGTCGGAAGATAATATATCAGATTCTGATGTAAAGAATTTGAATTTCTTTCTTTCGAGTGGTTGGGCCGGACACGCTAATATTAACAATTTAGAACACAATGGCGATAATCTTCGTCGAACACGTATTAATATTTTTAAAGAAAAGAATTTAAATACTATAAATTTAATCAATCCACACAGTTATGTCCATAAATCTTCATTAGAAATTATGGGGAGAGGAATAGTAGTGGGGAGAGGTTGTCAGATTAGAGCCAGGGCAAAGATTGGAGATTTTAGTTATATTGACAATCTATCTAGTATTGGACATGATGTAACTATAGGTGAAAATTTAGTTATGCCACCTTATAGTTTTGTTGGTGGCCATATTGACTTTGGTAATAATGTTATGATTGGTGCTGGCTCAACTATTGTGAATAAATATCATGACAAAAATTTAAAAATAGGTAACGATGTAAAAATACTTGCTGGTAGCACAGTGATGAAAAATATAGCTGATGGAAAAACATTTGCGGCTATTAGTAAAACCAGAATGTTAGACAGAATTGATTAATTAAAGGAAAATAATGTTAGTAACTAATAAGTACGACAAGGATACATTGGTATCATTTAAATTAGTAAATGGTGATGAAGTTATTGCTAAAGTATTAGAAGAAACGGCTGATGAATTCATTGTATCTAAACCAATGATTGTAGTGCCAAGTCCACAGGGCATTGGCTTGATGCAGAGCCTATTTACATCTGAGTTAAATAAGAGTATACACATTGATAGACGTCACGTTATGCTACACGCACAAACAAGTGGCGCATTGGTAAATCACTATATACAAACAACAACAGGTATTGAACCGGCTGGTGCTGGTGGTATTATAACTTAGGATCGAGCATGGCAGAACATGATATTAGTTTAGTAACTGCGAAGGCAGGCAGTGTTGTAGCAGAGAACATGAAAGTTTCTCTAGCTACTGCCGCTGGAGCACTTACACCTAGTACCATTACTGCTATGGTTGGCATAGCTAAGGGCACAGCATTACAACTTGCTCCTACTGTGACTGGTGCTATGGCTAACATGGATAGTCAAATTACTGATTTAATTGCGGCAAATACCACTCAAAGTATAGCATTAGCCGCAAGAATAACCTCAGCAAAAGCAAATCTAACAGCATTACAATCCAAAATTCTACCCTCGGATAATCATGCCGCATTTGGTCAAATTTTAAATCAAGCGCAAGGACACATTGCTGACTCACAAGAATTAAAAAAAGCAACTGATTTTATATCAAATACATCATTTAGTGATTATGGCGCGGGCATTACTAACATGAGCTCTATGGCCACACAGGGGTTAGATGGAGCACTTGGTGATTTGGGCAATGCCGCTAAGGCATTTGAAGCCGCTGGGCCAGCATTTGATTTAAAGGATATGTCAAAGTTTGGCACATCGGCAGGTCTTATTGATAAATTAAACAGTGTAAAATTAGGCAACGCCAGTGGAATAAATGGCGCAATTGCTGGTGCTGGATTAGATTTAAGTATGCCTGAACACAAAGCGCAGGTTGATAAAATTATGGGTTCTATCACAGATCCTAAAGTTATATCCACTGTTACTGAACAGCTAGGCATTAGTCCAGGTGGATCAATTGCTAGCCTTAAAGATCTAACTGATTTAAGTAAACTAGCACCGTCTGGCTCTGGATTAACTGCGGCTAATTTACCCGACATGAGCGCAATGGCCAGCAAGTTTAGCGATATGGGAGCAAAATTTACAAATCCGGCAGCCGCGGCAAGTATGTTAAAAGGAATTGAAATACCATCTATTCCTAACTTAGAAGCAGCCGCCCCCTCACTGAGTGGATTAATGAGTGGCATGTCGTCAAATATAGCAGGCATGACGGGCACTGCATCGGGACTATCTGCTCTAAACGGGGCAAATGGATTACCTAATATATCAGATTTTACCCATGCTGTGAGTGGTGGTCCTGAATTAGCGGCAATTAATGCTGCTGGTGCTATTACCGACGAACATATCACGGCACTTGAAGATTCATTGGTTAAATCACAAGGACTTATGGAATCAGCAGGTATTGATTTAACTGCTCCGCCTATGCCAAGTTTAGGTAGTGCAATGAGTTTTGCAACAGGACTACACAAAATGGGTGCTGATACATCCGGATCCGGACTAACTGATACACTTAAAAACATGGCCAACACTGCAAATGCCAGTGGCGATGCTATTAAAGCAAGTTTAGCAGAAGGTAAAAATAAAGCCTTAATGCTGTCTCAGGGTATAGCTCCACTGAAATTTGGCGGCTAGTTAGGAAATTACGTAGTCGCTGTATCTAAGAAGAAACATTGTTTGTAATTGGTCATCCCAGAAGTCTAAACGAATAGTATTTTCCTGATCCCAAGCGGCACCTTCAATGTAATCTCTATGCTCGCGTACAGTAAATCCTAACGTAGTACGTAATCGCCAACTGATTAGTACAGTGGCCTGTCCATAATCCTCTATAACTTTATTTCTAAGATTATTCCAATTTTTATGCGATAGTGTAAGTGTTTTAGTCATGCCCACCTCAATACAAATAAAGTTAATTGTTCGTCAGTTTCAAATTCCAAAGTCATGCCCTGTTGATGTAATCTGCCTCTAGGTAAGTTATCATCCATCCATGTGTATATTTCTGGTTCATGCTTTAGCCAATAACTAATATCAGCAATAACAAGATAGTGCCATGGCATTTCATCATCAAATGGGCCTGAGGCTATAAACTTGCGACCATTTGCTCCGTCTAATATACTCACTATCCGCCCCACTTTAATAAAAACATTGTACCCCACTGTTCATCTTCAATTTCGATAATTCTATCATCATTGAAATACCACCATCCATAGCCGCCTGTTTGGTTATGCAGAACATACTTACGTTCTCCTACGTTTTGTTCTAACCATGTAACCCGGTCTTGAATATTTCCGTAACTTAAATGTCTTATGCTAATCTTCATTTAGTAA